GATAACAAATTAGCTATCAAAATAGAATGTAAGGAACTTCAAGGAGTATAATCAATGGCATCAGTAGTAAATATGTGTAATTCAGCTTTAAATTTGCTGGGTGCATCAACAATATCATCTTTAACAGACGACACTAAAAATGCTCGTTTATGCAATCAAAGATATGAGCCAGTAAGAAATAGAGTATTTAGATCTCATGCTTGGAACTGTTTACATAAAAGAGTTCAACTAGCTCAAAATAGTACAGCTCCAGTAATTGAATATGATCATGCTTACGCATTACCTTCAGATTGCTTAAGAGTATTAAAAATTCACAATGGTACAACAGACAGTATAGCGGATGCTTTAGATTATAAATTAGAAGGTAGAAACATTATTACTGATGAAGATACCGTCTATGCAATCTATATAGCTTTAGACACCGATCCAAATAATTACGATACTTATTTAAGAGAAAGTATCTCACATCAACTAGCAGCCGATCTTTGTTATGCAATAACTAACAATGCAACTTTAGCAAATCAATACATGACTAGAGCTGATGAAAGATTAAGAGAAGCAAGATTTATAGATGCTACTGAAAATAGTTTAGGAACTATTGAATCTAACGAATTTACTAACGCAAGGTTATAATGCCTAGAACAACTGCTGCTCTAAACAGTTTTGTATCTGGAGAGTTTTCTGCAAAATTAGATGGCAGAACTGATTTTGAAAAATATGCTTCTGGCTGTAAAACATTAGAAAATATGTTGGTGCATCCGCAAGGTGCAGCAGCAAGAAGAGTAGGTACTCAATTTATTTCTGAAGTCAAAACAAGCTCTGCTAAAACAAGATTAATACCTTTTGAGTTTTCAACAACACAAACTTATGTTTTAGAATTTGGTAATACTTATATAAGATTTTTTAAAGACAGAGGACAGATTTTAAGTGGTGGTTCAGTTTATGAAATATCAACTCCGTATTTAACAGCAGAGTTATTTGAAATTAAATATGCTCAATCTGCTGATGTGATGTTCATAACACATCCAAATCACGAAGTGATGAAACTATCAAGAACTGCACATACAGCTTGGACATTAACTGAAGTTGATTTTACTGATGGACCTTATCTTGCAACAAATACTACAGACACTACTTTAACACCAGCCTCTGCTTCAGTTGGAACTGGAGTTGATATAACAGCTTCTGCAGTAACTGGAATAAATAGTGGTGCTGGATTTCAAACAACTGATGTTGGAAGAATATTAAAATTTAATTCTGGTAAAGCTATAATTACAGCAAGAACGAATACGACTGTTGTTGTTGCTACAATAACTACTGCATTTACTAATACTGATGCGACAGCTGCTTTTAATTTAGGAGCATTTTCTGACACTACTGGTCATCCTTCTTGCGTCTCATTCTTTGAACAAAGATTAGTATTTGCTGGAACAACTGATGAACCACAAACTTTGTATTTCTCTAAATCTGGAGATTACGAAAACATGACAACTGGTACAAATGCTGATGACGCTATGGTTTATACCATTGCCAGTAACCAGGTTAATAAAATTAGATATTTAAAAGCAGTAAGAACTTTATTGATTGGAACTACTGGTGGAGAGTTTTCTGTATCAGCAGATGGAACGGATGCAGCGGTTACTCCAACAAATGTAACTATTAAAAGACAATCATCTTTTGGTGCGGCTAATGTTGATGCTCAACCAGCTGGTAATGCTGTTTTGTTTTTACAACGTGCTAAAAGAAAAATTAGAGAACTAGCTTACAACTACGATAGTGATGGTTATGTTGCACCTGATTTAACTATTCTTAACGAAACCGTTACTAATAGTGGAATAACTGAAATGGCTTATCAACAAGCACCAGATAGTATTTTATGGTGTGTTAGAGACGATGGAGTTTTAGCTGGTCTGACTTATCAAAGAACAGATAATGTTGTTGCTTGGCACAGACATATTATCGGTGGTAAATCAGATACTGGTAAAAATATTATTCAACAAAAAATAAATTTTACAGCTAATGGTACAATTGTTAATGGTACAACCAACTCAATTACTTTAGCTTCACATGGTTTAGCAACCAATGATCCAATTTATTATTATGCTGCTGTTAATCCAATTACTGGAATATCAAGCGGTAGTCTTTATTATGTAATTACAACTGATGCTAATACAATTAAACTTTCTTTAACTGCTGCATTGTCTGCGGCTGGCACTGCAATTAGTTTAACTGCACCAAGCACAGCATCAACACAATCTATTTATCAAGGTGTTAATATATCTTCTAATGTTATTTATTCAGCAGCTCATGGATTAAAAACTGGAGATATTATATTTTACGATAATGTTGGAACAACTATTGGTGGATTAAGTGAAAACACTTCATATTATGTTTCAAGAGTAGATGATAATCAGTTTAAACTTTATAGCGATAGTAATCTTGTTAATGTAGTTTCTTTAACTTCAGCTCATACATCAGAGCAAGTTGATAATATTCTACAAAATGCAAAAGTTGAAAGTGTGGCAACAATATCTGGAGACTTAAACGAAGATGAACTTTGGATCATTTCTCAAAGATGGGTTAACGGAGCTGTCAGACGTTTTGTCGAATGCTTTTCTGATTTTGATTTTGATGAAACCGCTCCAGAAGATTTTAAATTTTTAGATAGTCATTTATCTTATTCAGGTGTTGCAGTTAGTTCATTATCTGGACTAGATCATTTAGAAGGTGAAACAGTATCTATCCTGGCGGATGGAGCTACTCATGCCACAAAAGTTGTTTCAAGTGGTGCAATTGCTTTAGATAGAGCTGCAACAAAAGTTGTTGTGGGTTTACCATATAGTTCAGTATTACAAACAATGAGAATAGAAGGCGGAGCTGGTCAATACGAAGGCACAGCTCAAGGAAAAATTAAAAGAATTTCAAAAGTAGTATTAAGATTATTTGAAACTGTTGGAGCTAAAGTTGGTCCTTCATTGGATAACCTTGAAACCGTACCATTTAGAACGACATCTGGTGCAATGGATTTACCAGTATCAACATTCTTAGCTGGAGATAAAGAAGTAGAATTTGCAGATGATTACAACACAGACGGATTTATTTTTGTTAAACAAGAACAGCCATTACCATTAACAATATTAGCTTTATATCCAACTATTGTAACTAACGATGGCTAGTGAATTAAAACCTTTTTTACCAGAACACGCTGATCAAATAATTGCTATAGGCTTAAATGATAAGCTTATGGAAATTGACGCTAGTTATTCTGACAATAGAATTTGCGATCACTCACAACCAGGCAATGCTTACACAATGTTTGTTAATGATAAACCAGTCTTTGCTTGTGGAATTGTTATCTTGTGGGAAGGCGTAGCTGAATGCTGGGTTTTAGCATCACAGAATGTTTATGAAATGAAATTTTTAGCAGCAAGAACAATATTAGAATTACAAGACAAACTTTGTAAGGAAAACAAAATTCGAAGATTACAAACATCCGTTAAGGCAGATTTTAAGAAAGGCTTAAGATTAGCTGAATGGTGCGGTTTAGAAATTGAAGGATTAAAAAAGAAATATGGTCCAGATGGATCAGATTTTTATCAACTGGGGAAAATATATTAATATGAGTTTTTTTGGAGACATAATAGGTGGCTACGGTGCTAGTCAACTTGGTAAATACAATTCATCTGTAACAAAAGAACAAGCTAAAATTGATGCAGCAAAAGCAGAAGTTAGAGATAAAATTTATAAAACAATTGAAAAGCCAAAATTAATAAGAGATTTAGATACCGCCTATGCAGATTTTAAAGTTTCAGTTTTTAAATCTGGTATTGAGTTACGAGCTGGAGAAACTTCAGGAATAGTATCTTTAAGAAATAAACAAAATATTGTTAATGAATTAGCAATGGCAGATTATAACAATACAGTTTCTGTTAATGATTTAAAAAATCAATCTATATTACTTATGGCAAAAGCAGATGGTGAAAGATTTAAAGGTGACATAACTAGAAATGCTGCTTACGCTAAAGCGGCTGGTAGCTTACTGACCATAGGTTACAATTCTAATAAAGCTGGAAGGTTGGTTATATAATGGCTAAACTTCAAATAATTGCAAACAACACAAAACTAAAAGATAGCGCTAGTGTTAATGCTTCTGCATTAGCTATCTCACCATCTTATGCAACAAACTTAGGCTCTGGTATATCAAGTATTGGTAATGCTATTAGCGAAATTCAAGCAGATCTACATAAAATTGAAGATACAAATCAATACAATGAAATCATGCCAAAGATTACATCTGATATGTCAACAGCTTACAATAAATATAAAAATAGTTCTGATGTAGTTAATGTTCCAGGTTTATTTGAAAAAGATGTGGATATTTCAAAATGGAAAAAAGATTTATCTGGATATAATGAGAATGTTAAACGATTAGTTCAACAAGGTGTTTTTGAAAATAAAATAAAACTTTTACCTAAACTAATTAACAATCTTACTGATAATGCAATTTACAAATATAAAGATGGCATTGGTAAACAGTTTAATACAGCCATGCTAGACATAGTAAGTGGTGATAATGATTTAATTGGTATCGGTGCAAATAAATTTGCCGAATTAAAAAACAATAAAGCTTTAGAAGAATTTTTTGGAGCTGAAGAGTGGAATAAAATAACTGAAGCTAAAGAATTACAATTAGCGGAATTAATGATTGATAGTAATATTGATTTAAATCCTACTAAAGTAGTTAAAAATAGAGATTTATTAGTAGCAGCTGTCGGAACAGATAAGGCTGATTATTATACAGATAAAGCAAAAAATACATTAAACGCCAAGATGAAAGATCTTGATGCTGACCGAACTTGGGCAGAAATAAAAGACAACAATACTAAAATAGAAATTTTTACAGATATGTTGTTAAGAGTAAATGCTTTTAAAAAAGATCCAACATTAAAAAATGAAGCTCCAACTGCTGCAATGCTTTTTGATGCTTATAACGATCAGATGATTAACAAGTCAATGTTAAATATGCTGACTAATGCTTTAATAGATGGTGATGCACAAACTGATAGTGAAATTACTGGAGCTATAACTTCAGCATTTTATTCAGCTGGAAGCATAGAAATGTTAGAAGATATTAAAAGAGCTGTTTTTTTAGATGAAAATATTTTAAGAAAAATTGGCTTACAAGATATGACAAGTCTTACAAAAATTGTTGAAAGAGCCAAAAAGAATTTTCCAGCTCATAAAGAAACTAAAAAATATGAAGATATGATTAAGAATAACATTAGTACCTTTAATGCTAGCTCTTCATCTTCTACTAAAAAGAAATCTTCATTGGACACATTAAAAGGTAATATTTTAAATGAATACCATGAGTTTATTGATCAAGGTTATTCAGCACAAAATGCTTATTTAAAAGTTTTAAGCTCAAGCTCATTCCTTGAAGATTTGGTACCTAAATTAAATGTAATATCAAAACCACAATGGATGAGAGGTATGGAATTAGAAGAATTATACAAACAATCAAACAAACAAGGTTTAGATATGTTTGATGGTCTAAATAATAGTGCCGTATTATATTTAAAAGGATTTGAAAAAAATGGACAAACAATTGCTGGTCATAAAAATTATGAAAAATTTTATCAAGAACTTGCAGATATAGATTTTTTAGAAAAAGTATTTACGACAAGAATGAGTTTAGTTGATGGAACACTTGAAGAAAAACTTACTTATGCTCTTGAAGGTAAAGCACCAAATCTTTTAGATGAGATGATGGGTAAAAAAAAGGAAGGTAAATGATTAAAGAAATAGACGGATCATTCCAAGATAAAAATTCTGAATTATTAAACGATATTTATTTACCAGCTAAAAATAAAGCTGATATTGAAAATAGCAAACCTTTTAAAATTCTTAAAGAGAACAAACAAGATGTAACTGAATTGTTTACTGGTCAAAAGAATGAAATGCTTGAACCAATAACAATGAAAAAGTACCAAGAAAAAGATAAAGAAAGTAACGCTAAATTTTATTTAAACTCTATTAAAGAAATAGGTAATAACTTATTTGATTTTGTAGATCAAAGTTTTGCTGGTGATATATATAATTTAACCGCATCTGGAATGAAAATGTCAACGACTTTAAATCCAGATAAGATTAAAGAAGAAATGGAAGGTAATCAAATACCTCCTACTTTTGGAATACTAGCAAATAACATCGGAGAGTTTGGTGTTAATATGCTTCCAGTTATGGACAAGCTTATAGATTTTATGGGCAAAACTCCTGGACCAGATGGCAAAATTCCAGATGTATTTAATAACGATGAAAAGTTAATGGAATGGTCTGGAGAGAAAGTTAAATACTTTAGAGATAACAGAGCAAAATTTAAAGCAATTCAAGAAGATGCTAACATGGCTTCTCAATTTGCTAATCTTGTTGTTCAAGACAGTCTAGTATCACTTCCAATATATGAAGGCTTAACTAAAGCTGGTGTACCTAGAATTTGGGCTACAGTTTTAGGTTTTGGTATGGGTAGTGCTATAGCATTAGAAGATAAATTGTTTGGTATGGAAAGCACATTCATTCAAGAATTTGGTAAAGAAGAGGTTAATGCTCTTAAAAAGATATTAAGTATTATTCCAGATACTCCAATTGATGCAATCGCTGATGAGGTAATTCAAACTTTAGAATACACAGCTTTTGCTTTTGCTATTGGTCCAGTTATTCAAGCTGCTAAATTTATGAAAACTAATTTACCATCGTTTGCAGTCGGTGGTGCAGTAGCTGGAGCTATAGAAGGTGTAGATCCAAATACTGAAGAACCTAATCAAGAATTTAATCTAGGCATTGATCAAGGAAAAAAAAAATCAGAAATAAACTTTGATGATCAATCAGCTATTCGAGGAACAGTTAATCAATATGGTTTTGAAAAAACCGCATCGTTAAAAGCTTTAGTAAATGCTGTCATACCAAAAAAAACTCCAGTATTTAATTCAGCAGTAAAACAAGCTGTAGAAAATATTGCAGAAAAAGGAACTGGTGATCAGATACTTGGCTCAATTAAAAATGTACCTGGCGTTAAAGCTAATGAAATTAAATGGATAGGTCTTGATACATTTTTAGAAGGAAAGAAATCCGTAACTAAAAAAGAAGTTATAGACTTTGTTGAAGCTAATAGACTTGATGTTAATGAGGCAAGATTTGGAGATTTTGAAGATAGTGTTAATACTGCTAAACCAAAAACAATCGCTGAAATGTCCGATGATGATATTCGTAAAACACAAGATAGAATTTATGAAGATGCCGAAACAACAAATAGAGATGAGTTAAGATTTGTAGCAGAACATCTTGATTATTTAAAAGCTGCGGACAACAAAAGAATAGATAATTTTCCAATAAAAAAAACCGTTTATCAAGAAGGTTACGATACTCCAGATATAACAGATCAAAATTATAACTTTCAAAATTTTATGTCA